TATTCTTAATCGTCATTGACTAACTTGATTTTGCATGTTCTGTCCGTCAATCGAGTCGTTATTCAAGTCGTCTTGGTACTGCTGCGTAGATAATAGCTGCATACACGCCTGGAATAGCATTACCTCTCCTCTTCCAGTTTCGTTGTATGGTATAATCAAAACATCGTCATCAGCCATCTGATACACGTTTGGAACCATAACAACCGTTACGTCACCCTCTGGTCTCTTATTGAAACGAAGTTTGTTATTATACAGAATAGCAGCCGAGTTGTTTACTCCGCGAAGTACCTTCATGGCGTTCGCCTCTGCCTTTGTCTGAATGATATACTCGTTACTTCCTGTGCCTTCGTCTGTAACCGTAAATATAGCAAGTGATCCCGCCACAGGTTGTGGGTTTAGGGTTACGTAATATCCATTCGCGTCAGAAGCAGGGGTAAACGTGTAAGGAACCGCCATGTCGCTCGCATCGTATGGGTTGGCGCTTACAATATCTGCAAGGGCCATGTTCATCACACGAGAAATAACCGAGCGTGGGTACAGACGGCGCAAGTCCTCTGGAGTGTCTCCCCCAGTCAACCTGTGCTGTATGAGTTCTATGGCCTGGCGTTTTGTTATCATACCTTACTTGGCATTTGAGTCTGAATGTTCCACTGGTTCTCGTTACCAATACCAACATACGTCTTAATCATGTCGATCAAGTGGTCTACGCAGCTCTCAGGATATTCAAACTCAACACTCAAACTAGGATCTCCTGTAGCCGCCACAGTATTGTTAGCATGTACGCTACCCGGAGGTAAATATACGGCAACTCCGTTAACAATGTCGTAGTCAAAGTAAGGAATATTTGGGGTTCTTATGTAAGTAAACGTGATACGCGGAAGGTATGGATAAATGAAGTACTTGTCGTTTCGTGTGACAAGGATTGGGTCGTTCTCTTCCGGGTTGTCTACAGGACTTATCAAGGAACTTCTCATCTTTGCATCGTACTGATGCTGACTAACAAACTCAACACTTCTGTAGTTAGTTTCAACACCACAGTTCACGTTTAACAACTCAAGATAACTAGATGAAGCCTCATACCAAATGTCGCTGGGGATGTCTGCGTATCCACCCTTCTTCGGGTCTCCAGCAAACACCGGAGTAAAACTCATCGGTGGATACTGAGGGCTACCCAAGGTCTTGATGAAGGTTTGAAGGTCACTAGTAATCTCCCGGTTCTTTTCAAACAAGTCAACCAGGCGATTTAAGTATCGTTGGTTAACCGTCTTGATTCCCTTGTTGAAGGTTTCGGGAGTTATGTACCCTCCGCGCAAGTCCTTACCCGCGCGAAAGAGCAACTCGTCATATATTTCACCTAGGTTAGTGATCATTATGGGTAGATTTCAATCTTTATGTATGCATTCTCCAGCCCGTCATATCCCGTAGGGAAGGCTGTTGATACGGTTTGAAGTAATAACTGTGTGGGAGTAGCTTCAAACACCCCAAAGGCGCCATTTTCACCAACGGTTAGCGTACAGGAAACAAATGTCTTACCTGTTGTAAATGCGCCGTTTGATGAGGTTAATACATATGAAGTACTAGCACCTGAATAGGTTAATGTCAAGGTACCTCCAGTAGTATTGATGGCTGGCGTCAAAACATAAGTAACAGGATTTGTCTTTGTAATCTTGGCAGCGTAAACTTTTGGAACAAGAGTAGTTTCAATTATATTACCCGTAGAATCAACGCCTAATGAATACGTAGGTGTTCCCGTAAAAGTTCCACTACCATAAGAAGGCAAACTTACAGACGCATCATCATTTAAGTTGAACGAGTTAACTAGTCCCGATGTAGATCTTACGTTGAACTCTAAATTACCTGTAGTTGGAGCTGAAGCACTTGTTACGACGCTTTCAATTGAACCTGTAGTAATTAGACTACTCGTAGAACCCTCTGAAGCAAATCGAATAGAAGATCCAAGGCCATTAGCCCCAACTCCTGAGTCAACACCAGTTTGTAAAACCAAGTTTACAGCAACGGCGTCGTCTGCTGCTGTTTGAACCTTCAGAATACCAGCGGTTGAATTAGTGGCTGTTACATCAAGGGAATTTACGGTTCCCTCTACTTTGAGGGCGCTTGTTGTACCTGTTACATCTATAGCTGTCCCGGTATTAGTAGAAACTATCATGTTTCCGCCATTTGTTGCCGCAAACTCTAAGTTTCCACTAGTCGAAGTAAAATCGAGGCTTCTAAAACTTAAATCAATCGTGGTATCGTTATCCAAAGAGCCTCCAAGGACTACATTCCCTGATGAAATTGACAAACCATTATCCGCGCCAGTAGGGTACACGATTGATGGGTCGTAATAAACTTCCCAAACCAAACCGCCTGGAGTAGCAATTGTACAACGATAAAGAATGCCTGTGCTAGTGTTCTGCCAAATAGCTCCAAACTCTACTCCCGCCTGTGTGTTGCCGGGATCTCCAGTGCCAGTAAACAAGCGGTACTGGAAGTTGGCAAGCAACTCATCAATTATTGAATTAGCCGAGTTGTTTGATACCCAGTAGTATGTCTCGTTATCACAACAAGCGCAGTCGCATCCTGAGGCGTCTAATTGAGACTGAAGAAGGGCAATGGTTGACTTATACTTGTCAAGCTCTCCGCAAGCTCTGTAGTTCATGGCCTCTGTGTAATACAGAAGGACGTTATCTACAAACACTTGATACTTTGAAATTCTATTTCGTACAAGTTCTGCCGCGTGAGCCGCACGAAGGTTCTCAATGCAAGGAATAAGTCCGCAAAGGGTTCCGGCACAAGTTACGGTGAATTCTCTTGTTATAGAATTAGAGTAAGTAATTATCAGGCCAGACGCTTGGTTTTGCTGAATCTGTTGTGATAATAAAATACTATAAGTACCCGTAGCAAGGGGTGTGTCCTCACCCAATATGGTTGGGTATGGTAAAGATGTAGTAACTACCTGTGGATTGAATATCGGATCAACATTTGTCCAAGATGGATAGTTTATGGTGCAAACCTGACTTGTTATGAATTCGGTCGCAGCTAAAACTGTTGTATTTGACACAGCCCATGAGCCACTATCCCCAAACTCGCAATCGTAAGTGAACTCTACATTAGCAGTTGTTTGAGTGCATCCTGAATAAACCCAAGAGAAACCAGAAAATGTTTGATTAACCGTAACAATTCTCGTTGCGGGAAACGCTGCTAATACAGGCTCGTCAATAGTTACGTATAAAGTTCCAGATATATTCTCGGCGTTAGTTATTAAAGCGCCACCTGGTAAATCTACAGAAACCTGAATCTCTGCACCGACGGTAAAACCTTGATAGTTTGAACCAATTGAAAAAAGAGCAATTTGGTTTGGAGTAGCAAAACCTACAGAGTTTGAAAAGTTAAAATTAATAGTGTAAACAGCTGAGTAAGATCCATTTGCCACATTTCCGTTTAAATCTAGTTCTAGATCAAATAGAGAGGTGGTAGTGTCTCCACCCGCGAGGTCAATCGTGAGTGGAGACCCTATTGAATCCCCTTGAAAATAAATTGCGACACTTCCCGTCGCGCCAAGAGCGTTTAGGTCTACGCTTATTGCAGAGTAGTCCGTCGTATCAGTGAAAAAACCCTTTTTTTGAGTTAGATCAAGCGTAAGGGAAAGTGTGCTTTGCATTTTATTTTATAGTTTTCTTAATTTACCTAATAATTCTTCATTTACTTTGAGGTGATCAATCAAGGCAAACGCGTCCTTCTCTCCTGTTGATTCGAAGAACGGATTCTTTAACCACTTGGTTCCGTCACCTCTACGGTCGCGAAGATACCAAATTCCGTCGTCATTTTTAATAAAACCTTCAGAAGAAAGTCGATTTACCATCTCGTGGATAGTTTCCTCAGTCTTTACCTCTTGTTTCTTGGGACGAGAGTCAAGTATTTCGAACGCGTTTTTGCGGAACGTAGCGCTTCCATTCTTAATAGAGTCGTGAAGCATCACGCGGTTTTCCTCCTCAGAGTTCTTCTTTGGAAGGGCAAGACCGTCGATTGTCTTCAACACCATATCGTATGGGGTGTCAAAATAAATCATGTTCTCTAACTCACGAGCGCTCTTAGCTTGTTCAATCTTGCTCTTGGCATCCATCTCTGGTCTGTCAAACTCATAGAAAGGGTCTGCCGCAGGGTTCATACACTTGTTTCCCTTAATGTTTGGACACAAGAAATACAAATAGAACAAAAAGTCCTTTTGCCCCGACTGAACAGTCATGTTGTTGTCAAGGGTTATGTACCCAGATGGGTATCCCCAAGATATTTGCCCTTCTGACCTTTTGGGGTAAGTAGTGGCATATTGAATTGGATACGTGTAACCGTCTTCAGGATCCATAACTAGGCCTCTAGCCTTTCTTGTGTTTCCCGGAGGGGCTTCGATTACGGTTCTCATTTCTCCGTTCTTATCTGAAGAAGAAACTTTTTGTAGTCGAAGCATCTTTGATTCTGTAACCTTAATTTTCAGCGGAATCCCCTTGTAAAACTCAGGAAATTCTTTTTGCATTATTTCATCTGCCCATATTGGAACAGGTATGGACTCACCTGTACTTATATCGAAAAGCATAACGTATTTTGGGTTTATAAAAACAAGGGGGCTTTTTAGACCCCCTCGTTTTTGAGTTTACAAAGATTAGTTCACGTTGGTCAACAAACCGTACTTCTGAGCGTTGATGAATTTGAACGCGATTTCAGACACGATGTGAACACCGAGCTGCCATTTGTCGGTCTTGTTAGACGCGGCACGGCCACCTGTTTGCCACATGTTCATGAATGCGCCTGGCTTGTGAGAAAGACGGATATACTTACCCATGTTACCCAAACCATCGTCAACACCCTGTGATGTCATTGGCAAGAACACTGCGTAACCAGGCCATGGGTTAGTACCATTGCCAGGAGCTACATTGAACGTCTGTGGGTTATCGAAGATACCCATACGAACAAGTGCAAAGTTCTTGTTGTTGAACACGAGATTGTTGAAGCTATAAGTAGAAGACATCAAGTCTGCATAAGCACCCTCACCCCAGAAGGTCTTTTCCATCTGAACCTTGTTGATGCTGATGTTCGCATTCTTGTTGTAGTTCAAGAGCACTTGCTCAAGAATAGATGAGCTCTGACCGCTAGTCCAAACCATGTAGTTCTTTACAGAACCATCGATTTTAGAGAGCTTAGCTTCCAAAGCGTAGATATCAGCAACATCAGGACCAGCAGTCGTGGTGTCGCAGTCTACAACCTGACCTGAACTCAAGATGGTAGGAATCAAACCGTTTGTGAACTGGTAACCATTCATACCTGTGTTGGTGTTGGTCTTACCGGCCAAGAACGTGTTTACGATTGCCACCTGGTGCTCGCGCTGCAAGTAGATGATGTCGCGTGAGTTAGAGTATGGAGTTGCAGTACCGTTCTCAAGTTGAGAGTACCAAAGTTGGTTGTACAAAGCCTCAGAGCTAGCAAGCGCATCGTTACGGAAGGTTTGCAGTTTAGCGCTGTACTTTGTATCAAACACGAACTTAGGATCCTGAGCGCCTGAGTTTTCAGCAACAGATACACCAACGTAGAAGAACGAGTCTCCAGCAGCGATGTCAGTAGCAGGAACTACAGTAGCAGTCAAAGGACGCAATTCCAAAGTGTTAGCCGATGTCTTATTGATAACTTGATAAAGCTCACCGGTCTTAGCGTGACGCCAAATTTCATTCTTGATAGGGAAAGAGTAACCAGTTACTGCATCCACCTCGCTAGAAGGAATAGTAATGGTAATGGTTGTACCAGCAGTTGCTCCACCTGATTCAGTTGCAACTGTGAAAGGAACCTCCATACGGTTCATTTCAAACCAGTTTACAATCTGCTGTGTTGCAATTTCACGGTTACCAATACCGTTCATGATTTGGTTCATAGCATCCCAGTATTCGTCACCGAAGGGCAGGTATGCTACTGCATCGAAGTCTGCCTTCAATGCATCCCAGTTGTTGAGAATCCCATTGGTAATACCACCGGGAATCGCTTGGGCTAAAAGATTTGCCATTTTTTTCTAAATTTTTTTATTATTCAACAGTCTTTACTTTCTGAGACGGCAGAGCAATACCCCTAGCCAACAAGTCCTGTTGTGCAGGGGTTAAGTTCTTCGCGTCTACAGTTGTTTTGTCTACACGGTTAATCGTTTTTGGTTGACCGTTGTAGACCTCTTTGACCACCTTCTTTTCTACGCTTGCTGAAAGTGACTTGGCTATTTGAACTCCGAGATCCCCAGACTGAACCTTATGAATGAGGATTTGGTTCTCTAACCAGTTTCTAACCGCCTGCTTTCCTTCTCTAGTGGTCGTATCAAATGCTTGACCCAAGTAGCCTGCATACTGCGACTTCAAAATCGAATCGATCTCTTCGTTTGAAACTTTTAACGAAACTTCTGACTCTCCGAATTTGTAGGGGACATCTTTTAGCTGCTTGGCGTAGGACTCTGCCTCGGCAAGTGCTATTGTCTGTCTTTCCGCAATCTGCTTTTGAGTTTGGCTCTTTAGCTCTTTTGCAAAGGTAAAAGGATTTTTAACAGTTTCAACATCTTTCTTAGTCTTTTCAATTATTTCTATAGCATCTATAGCATCAGACTTTAAAAGAGCTGTCGCGTAATAGTCACCTTCACCTAAGTTATACTTTTCACGAATGGCTTCCTCAATAGTTGAGTGGCCAAGTCGCTTGAATTTGTCTGGGTTCTTTACCGCCTCAGCGATAACCAACGCCTTGAGCGGATCTTCCATCAAGGAGTCCGGGTTTGAAGAAACAATCTGATTGGCGATAGATGGGCTGATACCCTTCTTGCCAAAAGCAACAAGCGTACGCGCCTCTTCATTTCCGCCAAACGGATCGTCAGCCTCCTGCAACAAGGATAGGCCCTCGTTTATTTCAGCCTCCTTACTAGCAATATACTCTGCGCGTTCCTTGTAACTCTTTAGTTGCTCAAACTGAGAACGGAAGTCGTCCTCGGTCTCAAAGCCAAACGAGCCATACCATGTGGATGGGATCTCGTTTGTTTCCTGGTTCTCATTTGTTTCTTGTGAGATTTCTTGATTGTCAATAATCTCTTCTTGATTGTTCATTTCTGTGTTTTCCATGTGTTTTATACTCTTCCTGTTATTTCGTTTCCTAACTCAGCTTCAAGGGTTGCCTCAAGCTGTATCTCTTCAAGGGCTTGCTTACCCTTCAATAATTGTACTTGGTAGTTTGCGTCAGCCTTAATCTTAGCAAGCTGTTGCTCCTTCATAAGCTCCATGTTAGCCATCTCGCGCTGCTTCATAATTTCAATCTGAGCAAGTTGCATGGCTGTTTGACGTTTAGCCTCCTCGGCCATCATAGCAGACTGCTGTTGACCTTGAATTGTTTGCTGAAGCATCATTTGAGCATTCTTCTGCTCGCGTTCACGCGCTTCTGTTTCCTCTGTTGCCATGAACCAAAGGGCTTCATCTACATCACCGTTCTTAAGAAGTTGAGCAACACGCTCTACACTTGACGGAGTAAGAAGAACTGAGCCATCCTTGGTTGGGATTTGAGACATCTGAATAGCTCTTTGAAGTATCGCGCTTTTTTCTTTTTCGTTTGGAATAGACTTAACGCTAATTGCAAGCTGGTCTAATGACAAGCCTTCAATTTCATCCAAGGAGTCAACCATGTTTTTGCCAATTACCGCCTCGTAAAACTCGCGAATCTTAGGGTCGTATTCTATGTCTATACGAGCCTGGTGGATCATGCGCTCTCCTACCTTGCGTTTAAAGTCACGCTCTGAATCGCGAAGAGTCCAGTTTGCGTGGTTTCCGGCTTGGTAATCCTGCTCCATTACACCAACAAGTCTCTCGGCGCTTTGGTCGGGACTAGCTGCCATTGCATCCGGGATACCCATTGTATCCTTGATCATCATCTGCAAGTTGGCTATCTGCTGAATCCATTCGGTTCCCTGTGGACCTAAACCATTGTCCATCTCGGTTAATGGCTGGGATACATACTTTCCTGTTGCTGCGTTGAACTTAGTGGCAACAACCTGAATACCGTTCTGACGATGTACGTGTACAAGGTCAAACAAGTCGTATTCTACCCCGCCAATCTTGATGTTGGCCGCCTCGCCTACGTCTATTCGGTAACCCTTTGGAGCAGCAGCCCATACAGCGGCGCGAAGTTTAAGGATGGCGAACATTAAGTCGTCAAGCAATCCTCTTACGCTACGTGTGGGTGACTGTCCTGGAATACGATCGATAACGTAAGAACTCATCGGTGTGAGTCCCTTTTGCATCTGGTTAGGCTTCTTCTTCCATTCGTAGATTCGGTCAAGACCAGTTCCCGAGATGATGTATGAACCTTCGTACCAATAGTTGCAGGCAACCTCTTCGTATGTGTCGTTAGGATTCTTTTTCTTTTCCTCTACAGGCTTGTTGTTACGAAGGAATGAGGCATAACCCTGCTTGTTCTTTCTCTCAACATATTGCTTGTAGTCAGTGGAAAGGTATTCAAACTTTAGGACGTAAACCTTGAAGTCCATCCAAACCCAACGGTTTGATGTCTCGTCCTTTCTCTCAAAAGCCCATACGGGAATCATGGAGGCATTCGTCTGATAAGGAACGTAAGACTTAGCCATTGACTGAATCTGCTTCTCGTCAAATCCTGCCTCAACTAGCTTAGGGAATATCGACTGAATGGTCTCAATCTCAATATGGCCAATAGCCACAGGTTCGTCTTCATTGTCTTCATTCCAAAGCATGATAAGACGGGCGGGGTCTATATACTGAACTTTTACTTGTCCTGTGATCGGGTCGTTGTAAATCTTAGCAGACCGGAAGTGGTAATCAATAGCGTCACGATTTATATCGGTACGCATTGAACCCCAATTAGATGAACGAAAGCCTGACTCAGCAAGTTTCTCCAAGGCAACTTCATATTTGGTCTTGAAAAAACCAAGACGGTCTGCCATATCTAGCATAGTCTCGTCCTTTGGCACAAACGGAAGTTTAAACTCCGGAAGGCCAAGCTCACGCATTAACGGATTTGTAAAATTCGCTTTAGCGTAGATATCATTTTTTTCGCGCTTCTTTTTATTGATGATGTTTTTATCAAGAGAAACACAATCAAGTTTATAATCGTTATCTGAAAGAATTGATAGAAGAACATTGGTTAGTTTTTTCATTGGAGAGAAAATGTCGTAACTAATGTTAGCCATCGCCTTTCTCTGCGCGATATTCATTCCCTTTGTTGACTGAGCTGACTCGTTGTTTGACCTTGTCTTGGTTCCGATTGGTGACCCGTTTGTGAACCAATTCTTATACTTTTCAACAGATTGAATACCTGATCCGTAGTTTCGGGTCTCTTGCATCTCAGGGAGCTGAGTGTATGAAAAATAAGTACCTCCTGTACAGAAGCGAGAATACAACGCCCTTCCGCATCGCAAGCCAAAGTCTGGCTTTAATTTATCTATCTCTGGCACATTATCGCTTGGAAACAAATAGTTTCCAGCCATTTGAGGCAGTATCATATCTTACAAATTTAAGTAAACAACTACAAATGTATGAAAGTTTCTCATAAATGGTTGAAAACAATCAATCTATTTCGAAAAACGAAAACCCCCCCTGTACCTCTATCGGTTGGTAAGCCTCCTTGTAAAGGTCAGGCATCCGGCTCTTTATGGCCCTCATACACCACCCCGTGGCGGCACACAAGTCATGGTTTGTCAAGTCATCAAGACCCCTCATCTGACTCCACTCCTCAACTATCTCCCACATTTTCACGTACTTAACATTGTTGTTAAAGTAGGTCATGATGTCCCCTGCCATCTCGTTCTTTTCTGCTTCACCAGCCCAAACGCCAGGTCTTGAGTCTTGCTTTCCGTCTGAACCCAAGTCCTTCAAAAGGTATCCGTCGAATCCGTTATCTCTAAAGTATTCGACTAGTGCTTCTCCGTCGGGCCATTCTGGGTAGACGTATGCCCCAAGGAATATAGCTGCCTTTAACCACTCTTCGTGATACTCAGCCTTGTCTTCAGTCTGTCTGTTGTAAATCAGAATCCAGTCATTACTCACCCACTCGCTTCTAGGCTTGGTGTCGGGATCTGCCTGACTATCTCTTTTGTAAAACACAGCGGCAGCAGCGTTTGACTTCTTTTTACCTACAGTGTTTCGCTTGTGGAACTTTACGGGGTCACAGCAAAGGAAGAATCTATTCATTACCGATGGATCGGGAGCGTAAATAGGACCTCTATTCTTTGGTTGAATGTAACCCTCTTCTGCTGTAACAACGGTCTTCCTGTTACGCATCTCATTTGGTGGAAGGTAACTCATGGTCCAACTTCCCTTAGGATCATTCTCCACATAAACATCACCACCAAACTTGTCGCCCATCCACTTGAAGTTAATCTTTGTGGTAATAGGGGTACGAGAAAACTTAAGTTCAGATATCCTATCACGCATCTTCTCGATGGGCATACCCATATCCTTGGGGATTACAGCAAATGCTTGTTTCCAACTCATTGGGAAGTTCTGCTGTAGCTTAATCAGCTTCTGCCACTCGCGCTTACGTTCGAAGTAATCTGCTTGATTCAAAAGATACGACTTAGCTCCCTTTGTGATCCACTTGCCCTCGTTGGACATTACAGGTTCCTTTGGGTCGTCAATAATGCTTGCCCCGTATTCGTCAATGTATCCTTCCACCGCGTAGTAACCCGGCAAGAAGAAGTTGATGAGTCCAGACGGAGTAGTTCCGTTCTCGTTGCGGTCAGAGAAGTGAGAGTCGTTGGCAATGTCAAAGAACTGCGCTCCACCCCCTGTGTCCATGTCACCCACCGTAGACGGCATGATGCAGAACCCACGAATGTTTTCCCCGCGCTCGATAGCCGGTTTCATCGTATTGTACCACCACGTCGGGATGTTTTGGTCCGCCGCCTTCGCATCCGTTTTCTTCGCTGGCTCGTCACGGTAGACAAAAGCGATTTCCGCTTCACCATCCGCCGCTTTCTCCGTCGAAGGCAGCGGCGTGATGAAGCACTCCATTTGTTCGGGGATGATTCCCGCCCTTGCTGCTGATGCGATTGCTCCTTCATACTGAAAACGCAAACCCTCCTTTGCTTCTATTCGTCCGCGATAGTACGGGCGAAAGAAGAAAGGAAGTTTGCTTACAGGTGTTTGAATTTGTTTTATGAATATCTTGTTTACTGCCTGATCCTCGTTCATCGCCTGGATGATAAAGGTCTGGTCGGGCATATTGAGTGTCCCCCATGTACAGAAGCAACAAGCAATAGCTGTCTTTGCAATACGACGCCCGGACACGAAGTTTATCCCATGCACAGTGCGCTTTCCTTTCTTTACCGTGATATTGACGTTAGGTTCCATGAAATACTCCACTCCCATCTCGTTCATTTCGTCAACCACATTCTTCACGTCTTGGTTTGAGTACTTAGTCTTTACTACCGCGTCTTCCCTGTAGATAATCTTGTGCTTATAGAACGCATCCTCTGTGCTGTAAGCATACATGAACAGATGGAACATTTTCCTTTGGTAGTCCCGGTAGTCGGGTCTATTATTATTCTTACCAAAGTTTTTTACTGTCCAAAAGTTCAAGAAGAAATAGTTTGCCCCGTTTATGTAGGTTGGTTTCCCTTTAATGAAACACCAATAGCCAACATACCTACGCTTTATCTGGAGCTTGATCCACTCAATCTCCATAGCGTAATACTTCTGATTCGACTCTATCTCCTCGTAAATATCTTCTAACCTTACGTCGCCAACCTCCTTGTACTTGGACTTGTTGGTTGCGTGTTTCTTATTGAAAACGACCTCGTAAATAAGTCTTATCTTTTCAGGAGTTTCCTGATAAGTGAACTTTTGGTCTTTTGGATTCATTCCATACCCATCGACGTAAGTAAGCGCTTCCTCCCTTGTAACTTCTCTTTTTAGGTGGTGCGAATACCACTCCTCAAGGCGCGGAAGCGGAATGCGGATCGTATCCAACTCGTCGTCATCCTCGTGGAATGAAACATACTTATCCTCCTCATCGTATTCGTACTTCATGGTATTACCTC